CCTTTTTTCATCATAATTTGTTTAGCTTGTTGTGCGTCTGTAATCGCCATTATAAATCTCCTGCTCCTGCACCCATATCGATATCTACTACTTTGATTTCAATATCTCTTCTAATATGTTCTTTTTTTGTATCTGTTGTTGGATCGTCTATATCTATCTGTGCTTCTGCATCAGAGTTATATTCAATCCCTGTTTTAGTGTTTGTCAATGTTACAATACATTCTGGAGTAATAACAGCAGTCTTTTTGCCATTTATTATTTCGTATCGTACGCTTGCTTCTGTTTCTTTAAAAGACATTATATTTGATCCGTTGGTTGTGTTCTTAAAATTTGTAATAAAGATGCTGTCATCTTAATCTTATCTGCTGTAGCACATTGCATTTTTAATTTATCTCCAGCCTCCAATACTATAATATTATTAAATGTAAGTAAATCAACACCTTCGTTAGCACTTATACTGGCTACTTTGTACTCAAAATCAGTAGAACTAGAGGCATCAAACACTTTTACTGTTACATCTAATGCACCACTATGAGTATTAAATAACTTTACAGTTTTAATAATACTAGCTGTGGCTGTTGGAGATTCATACATATCTACATCTGATCCTGCAGCGTTTAATAATTTTTGTACATTTTTATATATGTTTGCCATTATGAAAAGAAGAAACTAAATCGTTCTTTTTCCTCCTCGTTTTCTGTTAAGTACGTAGAATTTAATTGTTCTATTATAGAGTTCAAAGCTCTATTAATTTGTCTTTGATTATCCTCACTATATTCTTTTTTTGGTTCTGGTAATCTAACCACTATCTTTGTCATTATCTTCTCCCATCTTGTTGTAGGTCTATTTGAAATGTACCAAATCTCCAACTTTGTGTTGACCCTGTATTTTCTATCTTAACACTAGCATATCTACCTCTTGCTCTTGTGTCTTCTTTTGTTGTTGAAGATGTAATGGTAAAAGGACTATATGTGCTGTTTGCAGATGTCGAAGATGGAAAATCCTTTATACCTATAGTTACTTTTGCATCACCTGTTAATGTTTTAAAATCAGGTACAAATCTTCTCATCGCTAAAAATATTTCTGGTTGATCTTGTTTTAGTGCAATATCATATGATTGTATGAAAGATGTTAACGCTGTTGTACTACCATCAGGATTAATTTGATCTGTTCCTGTATCGTGTTGAAAGTAAACTGTTTGACCTAAACCAGACTCACCAACTACACTTGGAAATGTTCCTGTTGCAGATGAATTAAATTGTGTGGCGTATGGTTTTGGATATACAATTGAGTCAATCCATGTTGTTCTAATTGAATTTGTATTTTGTCCCGTGTACCAATTACCCATGGGCACTCCTTTAGATTCGCCGTAATTAAATACTACATATCTATCATTGAATGTAGATCCTTGAGTTGGATAATACCAAATTACTTCTGTGTATAGATTGTTAATACCAGCTGCAACTTGTTGACCTTTTGTAGTATCAAAGTCATCATAAACATAATCTTCTACACTACACGGTAAGTTATTTACTGTACCATCAAATGCAAAGAATCCATTATTACCAATCCAATATGCAACACCATCTATTTCTACAGCTGCATTTTGTCCTATTAATCCGCAGTTTGTACCTACTTGTTCAAAACCAAATGTAAATGGTGATCCAATAAATCTCATGGTATACAATGCATTATCAGTCCATAGCAAAATATTTTCTTTTGCAACTAACGCACCCATAATCTTTGTGCCATCTTGTAATCTTTGTGTACCAGCAGTATTAGTTGTGCCTGGTGCGTATTCATTTATTTGTTCTTGGTTAGAAAATCTTATAAACATATCGTCTTGTGTTGTTGGATCTCCAATTGTTGTTTCAGTACCAAGATGAATTAAGTGACGAGTTGTTGGTGATATTAAAGTTAATCTTGATGCAGTTGGATTACCACTGGTTCCACTAATAGCTGTTACAAAATTTGTAGTTAGTGTTGAAGCTCTTGTTGTAAATTTAGCAGCAATGGATGAATCCCATGTGAATGTTTTACCATTTGCAATTGTTGCAACTAATACTTGACCAAAATTACTTAGTGACCAAAGTCCTGGTTCAAGACTTACAGTTGATGCTACAACAGCATCACCCCAGTTACCCCAGTCTGTTGCATTTTGAACGGTTGTGTTTGTAGAGTGAGCTTGACCATTTGATGTGCCAGCAGTTGCTGTGCCTTTTGCACCTCTAGTAATTCCTAAAAAGTTTGTAGCGTTTGTGGATGTGTAAGTTATTAATTCTGCATCTGGCACTGTGCCTACCGCAATAGTTCCTGCAGATGGAAAACCTGTTGTGCTATCTACGGTCACTGCTGTACCGGATCCACCTGTACCAGCCGTATCAGCATTTAGTGATCCATCTAATTCTGTGCTTTGTGATCCTGTAACATTTCCACCATAGTTTCCAATACCAAAACCATAACCATAAGATTGTGCAGATGGTCCTACAGTTTCATACGGATTAACAGTACAAGAACTTCCTGAAGTTAAATCTGATCCACCACCATTTGCTTCTGCTGATGGTGATGTAACTGTAAATGTTGTAGAACTTGGAACTGTTATTACTTGACAAAGTTTATCTTCAAAAGTTGACGCAGCAATACTAGAACCTGTTGGCATCGTTACTGAATCTAATTCTACAATGTCACCCACTTCTAAATCATGATTAGTTGATGTTGTAATAGTAACAGCAGTGCCTCTTGTTGTGCTTGTAGTTATTGTCGAACCTGTAAATTGTGTTTGAGTTCCAGCATTATTACTTCTAAAAGGTGTAATATCAAACAAAGCTCCTTCAAAATAAACTAATAAAAATTTGTCTGTTCCTATAGCAACATATCTATTACCATCAAGATCTACAAAAGCGTGTTGTTTTCTTGCTACTCCACAAATGGTGTTTGTTAACAAAGAAGTCCAACCACCTACTTTTTCTGGTAAGCCATATCTAAATCTTACATTATCAGAATCTACCCATCTACCAGCTGCACCGACAGATGTATCTTGTTTGTCGATCCCAGGTAAAAATTTTATGGAAGTCAGAGCCATGGTCCGTGCTCCTTATGCCGTGTTCGTCTTAAATGCCCAACCTCTTGTTGAATCAACATACACTAATGTAACAGCTTGACCATCAGTGCTTAATACTAGATTTGAAGTTCCTGAATTAATTGGTTGTCCGTTTCTATCAAAAGTTAAATTGTTAGA